GGCACCGTTGGTGTCTTGAATAGCCGTGCCGACCTTGAGGTCTGTGGCGTTTACTTCCCCTGACGCGCCGTAAATTACCGCCTTTGAATTAACAACGGTCCCCGCAGAGGAGCCATCTAGAAGATTAAGCTCTGCGGCTGTTGCAGTGACCGCCGTGCTGTTGATAACAAGTTGATTTGAGCCGTCCAGATATACCGACTTCTCCGCAGGGTACGCAATAAACACGTTCTTGCTACCAGCGCCGAAGTTAACTGCCGATCCGCCGTTGGAGCTTTCCAAGATGGTTGTTCTGGCCAACGTGTTGCCACCACTGGAATACGTCCCCAACCCGATTTCGTAATCAGAGTTGGTTACGTCAATGATTGCGTAGTACGTTGTATCTGCGTCAGACAACACCGCCGAGAACGCTTGGAAATTCGCTACGGCACCGCCCAGCGATATCGCTCCCGTGCCGGTGGTTGATGTTGTCTCTTTTACTCTGTCTTTAAGGACAAGTGCCATTGTCTTCTCCGATTAACTATTCTGGCTTTGTGGGCCACGTTATGTCATTTGGAAATCCTGACTGCTGTGGCACATCGCGTAAGGCTTGGCGATATGCTACCCACTCTGCTGATAAAGTTAGGTCTACCGACGCTCGCCAATCCGTCTCAGCAATTTTTGCGTCTCGCTGTCTTCTAACCTCTTTGGCTTTTCTATCATCTGCCCCAGCCGCCCACGCTACTTGCCGTGCATTAAACTCCGCAATCTCATCCGAGGTCATGTCCACAGCAACACCATCTACAATTTTCTTCATTAGATAGTCACCCCATAAAGATAAACAGCACCCGAGGTTGCAGTTGCATTAAAGCTATACCTGATCGCGTTGATGTTATTGGTGCTGTTATTGCCTTTGCCCACTTGCCACCCAAAATTAGAACTATCGTCAAAACTGTGATACCAAGTGGTAAATCTAACTATTTCTGAATTTCCTATTCCGTATAAATAGGTAAACGCAGTCACCTTGTCAGAATTAGTCCAAATCCTGTTGTTATCGCTATCAGATTCACCACTCCAGCCGGCTACCTCTCTACCCATAAAAGCCCTAAAGTTAATATCTGCCCCATCATACGCATATGAGGTTCCATTGTTGGAGCTTAAATGCAAATCGGGGTTTTGTTGGCTTCCTAAATTCAACGCATTTGTAAACAACAGGTAATAATCATAGCTGTTATCAAGCCCCGTAAATTCAATTTGTGAAGCATTTGTCGTGGCGAAATTTTGTCCAGATATCAGCGTGAGTTGAAACGGTACGGTAGCCCCCGCACCAAACGACAATGCACCACTCCCGTCTGTTTTTAATACCTGACCGCTAGACCCATCTGCCGATGGCAATGTCAGAGTAAAGCTAGACCCAACGGTGGCTGGGGCTTGCAAACCAACATACTCACCGCCAGTGCTGTCTTGAAGCCGAAGATCGCCCTGACCTGTTATATCTAACTGAGTGGAGGTAATCTCTCCGCTTGATCCGTAAATTACAGCTTTTGAATTAACGACGGTATTCGCAGACGAGCCATCAACTAGGTTTAGCTCTGCCGTGGTGCTTGTAACGCCGTCTAGGATGTTAATCTCGGCAGTAGAGGCAGTGACCCCGTCAAGGATGTTAATCTCGGCAGTAGAGGCAGTGACCCCGTCAAGGATATTGATCTCCGCCGTGGTCGCCGTTACACCATCAAGGATATTAAGCTCAACGGCTGTTGATGTGACCGCTGTCCCGCCAATAACCAACTGCCCAGAGTCGTTCAGATATACGGATTTACCCGCAGGGTAATTGATAAACACTTCCTTGCTACCTGCTGACAAGTCAACAGCAGAGCCGCCGTTTGAACTCGCCAACACCGTGGTGCGCGTCAGGGTGTTTCCGCTGGTCGCATAAGTGCCGAGGCCAACCTCAAAATCTTGGCTTGCGTCATCGACAATGGCGTAGTAGGTGGTGTCACCGTCCGACAAGACCGAGGAAAAAGTGACAAAGTTGACCTCTGCCCCGGCGAGCGTGATCGCTCCCGTGCCTGTCGTAGTGGTGGTTTCTTTTACGCGATCAGCAACGACCAGAGCCATGATTATGCAATCCGAATAATAGCGTTAGATGCGTCAGCAGTTGGGAACACAATGGTGAAGTCGCCCGCACTGGATGACTTGTCAGAGCCAAAGTCCAAAACGACAACTGACTCAGTCGTGCCTGAGCCGCCGCCAGCAGTGGTGTTGTAAATCAACGCGCCGCGAGCAGTGATCGTTGACGAGCTAAACGTCAAGTCCGCGAAGTCAGTCAACGCTGTTGTTCCTGACGTGGTGGGCGTGACGTTGGTCAAAGTACCGCCGCCAGCCGTATAACCCGTCCCGCTGACTTCATCAGTCGCGGTGTAGTCAGTCGTGGCCGCCGTGAAGCTTGCATTGTTGTCGTACATAGCCAGCTTAAAGGTGTGACCTGTGCTGGCAGTGAAGTCGTGCTTGGCCTGAAGCAGTTCCTGCTTGAAGGACGTACACATAAAGTTACCTGTAAAAGCCATATCAAAGTCTCCTGATAAGTTCGGCTAAGTCTTTTTGCCCCGCATCACACAGGGCGTTATACACAGTGGTTCGGTCGCTTTTGACCGCCTCTTTCATATAAAAAACAAGAACCGCGCGCATGTGATCCTTGTAAGCATTCGCCTGCTCTTTAATTGCGGGCGGGGCGGTATCAGAAACGCTCAGAAGCTTGCTAAGGCATCGCTCGGCAACCTCCTCCGGAGTGAAGCCACGATGGTTGGTAGTCTGTATTTCGACTATTCCGGGGCTTATTTTACCCCCTTCTACCATCATTGTTTAGGCCTTATTAGCATCCCAGTGCGATATTGATCCGTAACTTCTTTGTTCTCACCAAATTGTTTCATGCCTGCCAACGCCATCTGAAGCTGTTGCGTGTACAGCGCGATCATATCTGGCTCGCCTTTCATGAAAGTGTATGCCTCCAAAAGACTGCCATAAAGCATGGCTAGAGGCGCGTTTTCGCTCAACCAAGAAGTGCCGCTATCCGTTAAGCTGGTTAAGCTGGCAGGACGGTAGTAATAGTGCAGTTCTGCCACATAAGCGGCATCCGGCGTAGGCGCTAAGATAAAGTTATCCCGATCAAACAACGCGTAATATTTAGGCGCTCCCGTGACAGAGCTATCCGGGGCATATGTCTGTAAAAAGTTAACGTCCTTATAATCAATAAAAACTTTTTCGCCAGAAACCTCAAGAGACAAGGAGAATGGGGCCAAAAAATCGGACGGGCAATCTAAATATTTGATGCTACCCGTGGTGTTACCCAACGCATTCTTACGGAAGTCCGTAAGTTGCACCATTTTAAAAATGCGCTCTTCCGCATTACGAATAAAAACAGGCAAGTTGTTAACAAACGTGGTTTCGTCGTTTTCCGCGTAATCTTGTATCGCCTGCTTTAATTCACCGTATGTGAAACTCATGATGTCGTCACCGTTACTGCACCAGCAATGCCAAACCCTACTGTTGGCCTAAATGCAGGCCCCTCCACAAGGGGGACCGCTACGGGCACGTCCAAAGGCTCTACACGATCTGGGCGTGGATTAAGAAGGGCCTGCGGATCTACCGCCTTGACACGCGGCTCCAACTGAGGCTGTTTTGGCTCATATTCGTCACGACCGACTAGCATCCCGGTCCACTCGCGCTTCATCTCGTTAAGCTTGTAACGAAATCCGGAGCGGTCAGAAATGCCGTAGGCAAACTTCCCTGTAGCAAACTTCCCCATTAGAGGAGCCTTGAGTACGCCATAGACGGCTGTATATTGAACGAAGCGCGGTCCCTATCCTCTGATGCGGCCCGCTCAAATTCTTCCTCATACACCGCCTTGAGAAGCTGTACGCGGTCAGGGGCGCGTTTAATGGCAAGGTAATACGCTAATCCCGCCGCCAAACAGGGATAAAACCGGAACGGAATATCCATGGTGTTGGTAAACGTATCGGCGTCGTCCATCCGTACAAGCTTGTCAATAATCACCGTGTCAGTGCTGTTTTCAGGCACTGGCCAAAGTTTCAACGTAGGATCTATCTGCCTGTCCACAAAAAATTGAGACGGGCGACCTTGTTGCGTCTTAGTGGGAATATTGATGAAGTCACTACGACTAATCCGCTCTAAAGCGTAATCCGTGTTGCTACGCCGTACTACAGCGTTTAAAACGTCAATTGTCGAGGAACCAAGGGCGTAGTTTCCAGTGCCTTGCGTCAAAACCACCGTAGTTTGCTCAATAGTCCATTGATTCAGGCCTCGATTTGCCCAATCGCCCAGCATCAGGTTCAACGACCGTTTGGCCGTTTTAAGGTCATAACCAGTACGAACTTCTAGCCCGCACCGCTCAAACGCCTCTTCAATGTAATCGCTTACATCTAACTCAAAGTCTGTTGAACCTGAAACAGCCATGTTTAGAGGCCTTTACTTGGGCAAGAACTACGAACCGCCGCCTTGCCTGACGCGTCACCACCTTTCTTCAACATCGCAGGGCCGCCGCGCATTCTTTTGATTGGTGCTTGTTTCTTTTTCGCCATCTTTCTATTTGATCCCGGCATCGCATAATCTCCTGTAGGTTTCTTGCCGCTCGTCCCAAAGATGTGCCATCTCCGGGTTTTTTAAATAATTTTCATAATACCCTTTTTCTCTCAGCATTTCCGCCGATTTTTCCAGTTTAGACAGCCTCTGAATAAAGGTTATTGCATACAAATCATCGACTACTGGCTCAAAAGGCACATCAAATGCTTCTTCTTGAGCGTCATCCGGGTGAAAGCCCATGACCCACAGGTCTTTCTGAATGAAAAAACCCATAGAAATAGCATGGTTAATGGAGGCAATGTAGTCGTGAAAAGACTCCGCATCAGGCTCATATTGAAACTCAACGTAACAAATCACATCCCAGCGGTCGTCAAACTGAGATAGCGCCGAGTACAAACCCTGACGTTTGGCGGTGTAGCTAAAGCAAAATCCGACTTTGTCGTTAGCCCAAGCAGTTTGAGCATAAGGACAAGCCGGAAGGTTGTTAAAAAACGGGTGAGGGGACTCCAAAGCTTGTTTAGACCAAGCCTTGATTTCCTCCATAACGCCTTTTTCTACGTCCATGATCAGGCATACCTAGTTTTTTTTCTGCGGTTGGACATCACCGCACCACAACCTTTGTGATTTTTTCGTATTTCACCGCCGTTAGCGGCCATTTGTACCTTAGCCGCCTTGGTATTTGAAACAACTTGTTGTCCTTGAGCACCCGCTTTTTTCTTTTTGCGGGCCGTCGCGGCGCGTTCCGACTTGCTCAAGCTGTTGGCTTTAGAGCGCGGCAGGCAACGATCCGGGTTTTTCTTGTTTTCAGACGTGCCACATTCGCCAGCAATGTTGCCACTGCTGTCAATACGAACCCATTCTTGATCCCGCCATTTTTTAAGCTCGCCCATCAGGCTTTGCCTTTTGCCTTTTTGGCATAATTGGGGTCTTTACAGTATTTGCTGGCCGCCATGTTGGCGTAAGCAGAAGGATATGTGTCAAACGTGCGTTTTGCCCATGCTTTGCCCGCCGGACAAATTTTACTGCCTTGGCTTCTGCTGGACGCCTCACCTCCTTTACGCATGTACGTAACGGTGACTTTTCCCTGCTTTGGGCCGGTTTTTACCCTAGATCCGCAACCGCCCATGTTAGCTCCAAAGTTTGGCCGCAAATGGCGAAACAATAATTAATATGGCAAGGCCCCAAATCTTCATATCTAAACGCGTCAACGCTTCAGAATTTTTTGACACCATTTCTTTTTGGTCGTCTAACCGCTCTTCAATACGCTTATAACGCAAGTTGCATTCCGCTTCGTGCTTTTCAAGCCGAGATAAAACTTCTTCTACCTTCATGTCTACCACGCCTTGCAAGACCAATATCTAGCAGAAAACTTGTCTTTTGCGGTATCGCAATTATGTCGCGCCCTAAAATTACTTCTGCGCCCCGGCTGGTCTTTTTTGATCGACATGTTGGGGTCACCAAAACGAACAAGCTTTATTTCACTGCCTTTTTTAGCCAAAACGGCGCTCTTCTTTGACTTGCCGGGCGTTTTCTTGGGCTTGTTATATCCAGAAAACGTCTCACCTCGATACTTTAAACGGCCCGAAGGAAGTCTTTCTACATCTTTGGTGGTAGCCATTACGCTAACTCATCGCCGTTCTTGATGTAAATGATCTCAAAAGCGGCGGATATATCAAAAGTCACGCTGTTTGAGGAAGAAATCGCCCGCGCCTCAATATCCGTCTTTTCCGTGAATTTAACTGGGATAACAAGCGTGTTTTCGATGTGCATCCCCGTGGTGAGCGATTTCACATCCTTGATTTGAAATACCTCACCAAACGGCCTTGCAACCAGCGATAGCTTACATACTGCGGGCGTGTTTGATGTTGTGCCATTAGAAACATCATACTGCATCAAATAGGCTGTATAGCCCGCCGGTACAGTCCATAGCGCCATCAGGGTCTGGTTTGAGCCGTCCCCATTGATAATTGCATAAATGTTTGCTGGTACGCCCGTGGTGACAGTGCCGGTGCCCGCATAGATGTTCCCTGCGTTTGCCTCTCCAGAC